GGTCCATATCAAGATCATCACCATCTTCCATATCAAGGTCATCTTCACCACCTTCCATATCAGTTTCTTCTTCTTCGTCACTTTCAATTTTCGGCCATTCAACATCAATGATATCAAACTTATCTTTTAATTTGAATAAAACTTCAGCGATTTCAACGTTATTAATTTCTTCATCCTCACCATTTTCCAACTCACCTGCTAATAATGCACCTAATGCTGCTTCAAAATCATCAGCTTGTTCAGCTTTAACATACACCTTTACAATATTACCATCTTCATCTTCCAATCCAAACGGTGTGGTATCTTCTCCAGTATCAGCGACCTTTTCAGCTGCATCTAATTTCGACATTACATCAGCAGCATCAAATTGGGTTCCATCCATCATTTCACCAATAACTCTCCAGTTAAGTTTGTTACGGTTTTTAATAGTTTTGTTCATTTCTTTGGCTGTTAATTTATGAATCTTTGATAAGCTACGTTTGTTACGAGATACGATACCTCCATTAAATAACGATCCACCATAAGCAGCAACATCGCCACCTCCTGTAGCACCACCAGCACCACCAGCAGCATCTTCTTTTAACTCTTTGATAAGTTCATTTAATAAAGACATAATATCACCTTTTGTAAAATTGTTTTATTTTTAGTTATTTATGCGTTTTTATTTATTAAACACACAAAAAAAGCCCAAAAGGGCTTTTTTTGTGATAATGTGATAATAGTATGAAGTGTTAATCGTCAGATGGGGTAATGTTGGTTAATTTGAATGTTCTCCATTTCATATTATCCAGTTGTTGAGTTTTATCGGGATGAGACAATTCTACCCAACTTTCAAATGAAGGAATGTTTTTCATCATTTGGGTATGATAATCAGCATATTCATTCATTAAATCAGATAATTCAGTTTGTTGATCTTCGGTTAAAGCAGTGACATCTACAGCTTTAACGTTTGATGTTGGTACATAGGTGGGAATGATTGAACGATTAGTAACTTCACCAGTAGTTCCGTTTCCATAATTCGTTGACCGTGTATATTTGATACGATTTGGTTTATTTTGTAAGAGTTTCATATTATTACCTTGAAAAACGCTCAAAAGAGCGTTTTTAGTGATTATGTTAGATTATTCTTCGTCAGTTGTTTCTTCAGAATCAACAGCTGGTTCTGCACTATCTTCAGCAGCTTCATCTTTTTCTTTACGAACTTGAAGAATGATTTGTCGTGAAAGATCAGCTTTTGCAGCTTGAACCATCATTAATTCATCGTGAGCTTCAACTTCACGTTGGTTCCAACCATTAAAAATCCCAACCATGCGCTGAACCGCTTCTGACATATCAGCAATGTTATACTGCTCACCATCAATGTTAAGGGTTTTAAGTTCTTCTACTTTATTTGTCATTTTATAATCTCCTTTATTTTTAATTATGTATATTATAATTGATTATTTATTAAAATCAACAGGAATGTTACAACGAATCTAACATACCCATTAATCCACTACTTGTTGTTGCATCATTATCGTCAAATTTAATAGCACTGTTTGATTTTTTTAACGTTAATGTTTCTTTATCTTGATCTGTAATACGTAAATTATGACCATTCCACTTAAGGTAAATTGTACTACCGACACCATCTGAATTACGTGTTTTTTGGAATGTGAATGCTATTTGTCCTTGAGCTTTCATTGCTTCTGTCATTACAATACTCCAATACACATCAGATTCATTAATCTTGCTGATACCACCAGCAATGTGTGAATGATCGTGTGATGTTGCTTTTACAGCTTCACGATTTAATTGAGATGCTGTAGCAATAAACATATTATATTCAACACCAATATCACGCAACTGTTCTGAAATTAATTTATCCTTTGTCCACACGTCACTAGCATTAACTTGTTCATTTGGGCTCATTTTATCTAAGTAATCTAGTACTAATAAATCTGGCATCATATCATAATGTAAATAATATTCTTTTAGATATGCTTTAATTTGAGTTGCTTTTGTACCGGATTGCATTTGTATAATATCAATAACACCACATTTGTCTCGTTGCAAAGATAGAGTTGTTGTTATTTCGTTTACGTGGGATTTCCAATCCTTCCGTCCCACTCCTGTAAACATTGTGTCAAATCGTTGAGCGACAATATCTTCTGATAATTCTAATGAGATGTATAGTACATTTAACCCGTGTTCAGCAAAATTTACAGCTAAGTTGGCAAGAGTAATAGATTTACCACCACCCGAATTTGCTGACACCAACAATAATTCTTTTCTTGATATTCCACCGAATAACTTCTCATCAACTTCATTCCATCCAGTACTTTGTACCGGACTATCTTCCATCATTCGTCTTAATCGTTCTTCCGGATCGTCAAAATAACGTAATCCTAAATTATGTTGGAGCGATACCATAACAGCGTCTTTAATGCTGTTTTCTAATGTACCATAATCCCCCTTTTCTATGAGTTTAGGTGATGCTAATACAGCTTTTTCAATTGCTCTTCTTCTACAGAATTTTTCAATTTCTGTTGTTGTGTAATCTATTTGATCTCGCTTGATATCTTTATATTCAAATTTATTACCAGTTTCAGCTTCAATTTGATCTAAATTAGGGGTGGTATTATATTCTTCATAATATTCTTTAATGAAACGTACCGAATTTCTGTATTCGGGGTCAAAGTAATCTGGTTGTACGATTCCCTGACATATAGCAAATGTATCCGATGATGAAATCAGATACGAAATCAATAGTTGTTGTTTCTTATTATTCATATTTTGATATTGTAATCAGTTGTTGTTATAATGTCAACGAAAAGTAATAGGGGGGTAAATCGAGTTAACAATTTGATCAGATGCAAAAAATTCACCTTCATTATAATAAAAACTACCAACGTTTAATTGGTCTGTCACATTCGTAACGTCAATAAATTGATCTTTTATTTTATCAACAATTTTGTATGGAGATGATGATAATAACATTAACACTTCATTTTTATTAATAGGTTGGTATGTGTTACTGACATCAGCATCTGTATTAATGCTCTCTATCCTAAATGTAGAACCGGAATTAATTTCACCAGATGTCATATCATCTGTTAACGCAGTATATGATCGTACTGTATATATTTTTCCACGTATAACGACAGTATCAGCATCTAACCAAGGTGAATTAATGTTTGGCTGGTCATCACATAGATAATCTAAAGTTATTTCATTTCCTAAAGCATTGGTGTATATTACCTTAATTTTCATATTTTCAGCAGAGCCTAACGCACTAATACTAGTTGCAATTGTTATTTCACCGTTTGATGATATTTGCATAGGTAATGTTTCACTAACAGTGGTTGTTGTATTAACCTCATTAACATTAGAATCTGATTGTAAATTAACCAACTGAGCTATTCCAGACCAAGGTCTATCAAAAGTCAATTTAATATTATTTTCATCAACAATTGTTATCTCTGTAGGTGTCATTAATTCTTTATTGTTTTCATCACCCTCTATTGGACGGTCAACATAAACAGTAACAGAAGGTGCAACCCCCATATTGTGTTCAATGTTCCATATTTCCTGGTCTATTCCTTGAGTGTGATTATACACAACTTTGCGCTGAATCCAATTATCCAATCCTAGTACATTATCAGCTAATGACCCTCTTATATAATCTTCATACACAGCGTGTTGATACATTTTACCCCTACAACCTTGAGTAATAGTACAGCGTTGAATTCTTTCTAATCCGTTTATGTTTCGTGTAATTTCTTTTGTCCTTTTACAAGTGTCACAACGATATACTACTATACTCATTATATTTCCTTACCCTAAATGTATATTTGAAGTTTGCTGTAGATAGCTATCTTCCAATTCCTTTGGTATTTCACCCATTACCTTACCTGATATCATATTTTTTTCTAATCTGATAGAACTTTCAGGTGCTCCCATCAGCCACGGAATCATACCCATTCCCATCTGTCCGTTTGGTTGTTGATTTACCATTAATAGTCTAGCTTTTGATATCACATAATATGTATCCATCTCTTCGTCAATTCGTGCGATAATTTCTTCACCCGAAGTTAATTTGGCTAGTAAAACTTTAATACTCATATTTTTTATCCTTATCGTTATATATTCTTATAATTATTGCGTATATATCTAAAAAAGCAAAGAAAACATTTAATGCTAACAATGCCCATTCTTCCATTATTATAGAAAAAATCGCCCAAATGACATGCCCAATGAAAAACCCTATATAAGCCCACCATTTTGTTGACCATTTTACATTAATGGAAACGGTTATTCCACTTATAGACATGAATAAGGTGGCTAACCATTTAAATAGTTCATTTTCCATCTTTTTCGTTTACACCATCGTTAAACACAGACCTGTTTTTAATATGTCTATTAACGAAAGG